GTATCAAAGTCAAACTCCATACTCCCACCATAGATTGATGTACTTAGTACCTTATACATATTCTCCTTATGTACATATCTACTGTCAGTTTAACACATATTGTCATGTTAAGTGGTGTTAAATTAACTACTTCCTTCCTCTGCTACCTCATAGCAGTAATCACATAAAGGTCTATCGCCTGTTGTAATGTATGGTTCATCTTCCTGTACTGCTACATGAGTAGTCATCATACATCTAAATATATGCAGCATTACTCCTCCTCGTTACTTTCTAATTCTGTAACTCCTACAACTCTGTTTAATAAAAGTTCTTCGTGTCCTTCATAATTTTTAGACATAGCTAATTCTTCTGCCTGTTCTACATTTTCTGCAATAACAGTTACAGCTATTTCTCTCTCTATCTCTACTGTAAATTCTTTCATTATTCCTCCTATATTGTTAATAACCATATACATAGATTACTATGTGTATATCTGTTGTCAAGTCACATAAAAGAAAAACCCCACTGGGCAGAGTGGGGCTTTCCTTCGTATCGTATAACTAAGGGGAGTTATACAATTTCTAATGTATCAAGTGCAGCTTGGACAATTGTTTGTCCTAACCAATAAGCGTAATGATTCACTAGCGTTTCGGCATTGTCGAAGACTGTTTGAATTTCTCCGAAGTTTTCTTGTTCTTGTTCCATGACATATCCGAGAACTTCAAAAGTTCTATTTTCTCCAGTGTCTTCAATTAACCATTGTTCAGCGTTACGATATCCGATTATAAAATAATCTTCGTTATATACTTTATGATGTAAATCCCAACCATACTCTTTATATGCTTGTTCTAAAGTCATATCGTTATTATCTAACCAGTCATTAAGACAATCTTCTATTTCTTGATATTTATATTCTTGCATTTTTTTATTCCTCCTCTTGTGATAAATTATTTAATATATTTGTTAGATTGCCTAGGATTTCTTTTAAATCCATAATCTGAAGGTTTTGACTAGCTTGAAACTGCCTTAACCTTCTTTCATTATCCCTGTT